ATGTGCGGCCGCTTCGTCCAGACCCCTATCTTCAAACCTGACCAGCTCGGCCTGCCCGACCTGGCGCAGGGCCTGCTCGAGCTGCCGCCCAGCTACAACCTGGCACCGACCCAGCGCGCGTCGGTGATCCTCGATCGCGGCACGGGCCGGCAGGTCACCCGGCTAGCGTGGGGCCTCCTTCCCTTCTGGGCCAAGGCCAAGGGCCTGCAGGGCTCGACCATCAATGCCAGGATAGAGCCCGTGGCCACGAAGCCGGCGTTCCGGACTGCCTTCAAGGAGCGCCGGTGCGTGGTGCCGATGGCCGGCTACTACGAATGGTCCGTCAGCCCCGAGGACGGGAAGAAGGACCCTTGGTTCATCCACGCGGCCGGGCCCCTGCTGGCGGCCGGGCTGTGGGAAGACACCAGCCCACTGCTGCCCGAGGGCAACCTCGGCACCTTCACCATCATCACCGGCGACAGTAGCGGCTTGTCGGCCGATATCCACGACCGCATGCCGGTGTGGCTGCAGCCCGGGCAGGTCGACGAGTGGATGGCCGCCGAGCCCGACCACGCCATGGCGATGCTTCTGGCCAGCGAGCCTCCGGCGATGGAGGCCTACCGCGTCGGCCGTGCCGTGAACTCGCCCAGGAACAACGTGCCGGATTTGCTCGCGGCCGTTGCGTAGGCCTTGCCAGGCCCTTACGCAACATCTTCGACCGGATCAGCTGGCGCCTGTGCCCCGGTGTCTGGTTCTTCGACCTTGACCGCCTCAAAGCGGTAGGTGGAGCCAACCTCGAGCGGGGAAGACACGGCCAGCGGCACCGTCATGGTCAGCTGGGGCGCCCCGATGCTGGCTTCCGGCAAGAACTGCAGCGTGGCCACGCCAGGCTGACTCGCGGACTCGGTGCGCTGGTTCAACGTGGCCGCGAAGCTCATGGCGGTCGACGCGCCGCCGGTGGTGCCGTCGCCTGGTTCAACCTTCACGGCGGTCCAGTTGTAGCGGGCACCCACCTCCATGGCCGCGGCGGTCGCCGGGGCAGTGGAGAGCGTGAGCTGCTGCGTGCCGATGGCCTGCTGCGGGACGAACTGCAGGATGACCACGCCACGCTGGCCAGCGCTCTCGGTGCGGAGGTTCAATACGGTATCGAAATTCATGTGTGCCATCTCTTGGAAAGGATGGGCCGCGCATGCGCCGGCGGCCCTGCAGCGTTACTGCTCGATGGAGACCAGCGACAGGCTCTGGGTGACGTTCTGCGTATCGAAGGAGCCCGACTGGTGGGTAACGGTTCGCTCGCCGTAGTCGGCGACGATTGCCCGGTATGTACGGCGAGCGGTGCCGTCGCTTTGGTCGTTGAGCGTGTACGACCCCGACCAGTACGACTCGGCGCTATCACTGCCGTCGAGCTGGTTGAAGATGTTCACGTCTCCGCCTACCGTGAACTGGACCCACAAGCCTTCGCCCTGTCCCTCGACCTGGCGGAACACCTGGATGACGGCGTAGTTGGAGCCGCCACCGGCGACGAACCCGCTGTTTCCACCTGCCCACTTCGTCCGGCTGATGTTGCGCTGGAAGCTGACCACCACGTTCTTGTTGCCGCCGTTGGTGTCGAACGGTCCCACCTGGACGTTATTGCCCACGGTCTGGATGCTGGTGGACTGATTGGCATTGCGCCGCACGCCGGCCGCCAATGCGCCGCCCCAGTAGGCATTGCCGTTGACGTCCATCCACATCGTGGCGATGCCCTTGCTGGCATTGCCGGCGCCTACATTCGGACCGAAGTAGTCCATCAAGCCGTCGGGGCCGAACCCGTTGCCCACGATGCGCTGGACGTTGCCCCGCCAGACACGGAGATAGCCGTCGCGCAGCTCCAGCCCGTCAACCGCGCCTGGGCTCAGGACATTCAGCACGCTGGCCAGCAGGTTGATCTCGCTGGTCGTGCCGCTGTTCTTGACCTGCATGCCGCTGATGTTGCCGTTCACGTCCGTCATCATGTTGATGCTGGCGTGGTCTTCTTTGCCACCAACCGAGTACGGCGGCGGGGACGTAGCGCCCGGCGCGACCTCGCACAGCATCGGCTGGAACAACCAGAAGTACGGATTGGTTTCGCCGCGACCGATCACAACCACGCGGAACAACACTTTTGCAGCGTTGCCGGGGGCCACGCCGATGGCGAAAGCGCGCGGAATGCCCTGCAATCCACCGTTCGGGTTGGCCCCCGTCGCCCGGACAAAACTTGCATAGGTCGTGCTGATGTGCCCGCCTGATGCCGTCAGCCAGAGCAGTTCTAGCCCGATGTCACAACGATGGCAGTTTACCCACGCTGACATGCAGTACGTCTTTCCGCCGACCACGCCAACAGGGGTGTCGTTTTGCCACCAACTGGCGGCACCTTGCGGGACGGTTTGTCCAGTTTGCGAACCAATCCCCCAGATGTTCGGCGGACGCCAGTTATCATCGCCCGTCGGGTTGCCCAACTCGCCCCATTGGTTCCCATTCGACGCCCATTCCCAGCCAGCGCGGTTCCAGTTCGGCGCGAACGTGGAGTTGACCAACAGGTTGCCGCCACCGCCAGAATTGCTAACCTTGGCGTCCAATTCGATGACAGCCGACGCATTGGCCTTGCCTGCGATAGCTGCATTCGCCGAGTTGATTTGCGTCGTGTGCGCGTTGAGCACGCCGTCTGCCGCCTGTACCCACGTGTTGGTGGCAGCAAGCCCGGTTGCGGTTGCATCGGCCGTGCCCTTCGCAGCGTTGGCCGTAGCAGTGACGTTGGTGATCGCCGTGCCCTGGCTGGTGATGGTGCCTTCAGCCGCAGTCACGCGCGTGTTCAACGACGAAGCCGCCTGCGCGTTTGCGAGTGCGTCGGTCACATCCTCCATGATCACATCGTCAACCCACACGTTCCCCAGCGCGCCATTTCGCATCACCTGAATCTTGAAGGCGGTGATGCTGGTGGTTTCAGGGACCGCGTACACGGTTTCCATGTACTTCCATTCCGTGACCTTCGCAAAATCCAACGTTCGCAGAAGATTCCCAGTTTGGCCGCCAATGCGCAGTTTGGTGTTGGCGATGGTGCCGTCGAAGGCTGCATCCATTTTGTACCAGCAGCTGACACGATAGCTGCGGCCGGGCGTTACGGGGATGCTCGCGCCGCTATTGGCGTCAGCGGCGCGAGCAGCGGCCGCGTCGGGGTAGGACCCCGCCTTCCAGCAGCCCCCGCCACCACGACCCTCAGTCGCGTTGTAGGCGGTGTTGGCCCCGTAGTTCCAGCCGGTTGCACCATAGTCCCAGCTTCCGTTCAACAGCATGTTGCTGCCTTGGCCGACAGCTGCCCCAATGCTGCTTTGCACCTTGGTCAGCGCGGTCGTCTGTGTATCGATCTTGCCTTCAGCAGTGACCACGCGTGCCGTCAGATCCGTAGTGGCCTGCGCGGTAGCATTGGCAGACTGCTGCGCGTTGTAAGCATCCGTCACATCTTGGAACTGAACGTTGTCGATCAGCAGTGCAGCGCCCGCCACGGCACCCGCGCCGGCGATGGTTGCCCATAGCTGGACGGTGAGCGTTGGATTCGAAACAGTGGCGTAGCCTGACACCTTCGTCCATCCTGCAACACTGTCCAGCCTGGGCGGCGAGAACGCCTCGTACCAAGCGCGTGCCCCTGCGCTATTGAGCCCTGACACACCAAGACGAAACATACTGCCCATCGGCGCCGTCGCATCGGGGTCATTCTTTACCCACGCTTCCACGTAGTAGACCCGGCCTTGGTTACTCTGTATGACCGGACCGAAGTACGCATCGGTGTTGCTTACGCTTGCGCCTGCCGTACGGAGCAGACGCGCTGCGCGCTGCCCGGCATAGGACCGCGCTCCAGGTGCGGCGGCAATGGCTAGCATCGTGCCTTGTGCGATGGCCGTGCTAACGCTTGCCCCTGCGGCGTATCCCTCAAAACCTGAGTCCGCCAGGATGTTGGGGCCAGCAGCAGCCGAGGCATTGATCGCGGCTGTCACGTTGGTGATCGCGGCGCCTTGACTCGCAATCGTCCCTTCGGCTGAGCTCACACGGGTGTTCAGCGACGACGTAGCCTGCGTGTTAGCAGCCGTCTGAGCCGAAAGGTCGGTGATGCTGCTCTGCACGTTGCTTAGCGCAGTTGCCTGCGTGTCGATCCTGCCTTCGGCGGCGGTGACGCGCGAACTTAGAGCGGTGGTGGCGGCCGCATTCGCTGCGAACTGTTGGTCAAGATCAAACGCGCTGGGTTGCCATGCGGTCGCTACCGTGCCCAGCTGCAGTTGCACGTTGTCGAACTCCGCCCACATCGGACCGTTGACGGTTGGCGTTGCAGACACGCGCAGGTATGGCACGCCCAGCGTGTAACCTGCTGGGCATGCAAAGACGCCAACGTAGCGATTGTATTCGCCATTCGGCGCAAGGCCCGCGTTAACCGAACGGTAGACAGTAGCCCCACCGCCTGTGAAGGCCACCTGCAGCACGATCCCCGCGCCAGCGAGCGTCTTGACATCGACGCTCATCACGTAGGTCTTTCCACCCTCCACCTTTGCGCCGCCGCTGCTGGCGTACTGGATGACCTCCATGTACCTGGTGTTGGGCACGTCGGTGTATTCGATGCGGAACGCCAGCTTCGAACCGACCCGATCCGAAGGTACAAGGGCTTGTGCTCCCCCGGTGGTTCCACCGTTGGTTTGTCGGCCCCAGTAGCGCGGGACATTTGCAGCGGTAAAATCTTCGAAACCGCTGTTGGGCAGCAGGTTGGCGCCGCCGACGTTCTGCAGGCTGGACTGCACATTGGTAATCGACTGGGCGTTGGCGTTGTCTCGCGCGATGCTCGCCTGATCTACCTCCGTCACCGACGCCTGGCTCGCCAAGGCTCCGCCGCCGGCGGGCAGGCGGGCCTCGATCAGGCCAGTGCGCTCAGCGATTACGCGGTCTCCTTCGATCCGGGCCGAGTTGACCTGCCCAATCATGCCGTGCGCGGCCGCAGCGTCATTGCCGGCGTAGTCGCCGCGCAGCTGCACCGCCAGCGTGTTGCGCTGGGTCGCCTCGGTGGCGTCAGCGGTCTGGCGCGCCAGGGTCTCCTGCTGGACCAGCGCAACGCTGGCGCCAGGCGTCGGGCGGCCGATGGCGATGTAGTCGTACATCACGTAGCCGCTGGCGCTCTGCACGTTGGTAAGTGCAACCATGATGCGACGAACAGGCGAAGCGCCATTCCACGGGATGTTGTCAATGTCCACGGTGGCAACGCCGTTGGCGTCGAACTGCGGTTCCGGAATAGTGACCGACTTCGTTTCGTTGAACGTGGTATCAGCGTCAGTGGTCCAGTACACCTTGCCCTTCCACGACGGCGTGCCCACGCGGAACAACCGCAGCTTGATGAATCGATAGGCGTTCCCATCAGTTGCAAGAAGATCGGGCGACATCACGTAGGGATTGGATGTCTGGTTGGCCGGGCGCAGCTTGCCGTCAACCGCCGTGGGATTGCCGTTGCCACTCCATCCATCAACGGCGGTGTTGAAGTGCCAGATCTTCAGCGAATCGAACTGCGTGCCGCTGCCGGCGGCGACCGACGACACCTGCCGCGCCAGCGACTCGACATCGGTCTGCCGCGCGGTGGTCTCCACGGCGATATCGGCCCTCCAATCCAGTTTGGCATTGAGTAGCGCCTGGATCCGGGCAGCCTCCTCATCTTCCACGGCCTCTGCCACGGCGACCACGCGATCCCGGACGCTTCGCACGTCCGCCAGGCGCAGGGCCGATTCGTTGACCAGGTTCACCTGCGCCTGGGCGAAGGCGGCCGCACGCTCAGCGGCCTCTGCGGCATCCCGCGCGATGCTGTCGGCGCGATCGCGGTCAATCTGTTGCTGCTGCTCGACCTGCTTCTGGATCTGCTCCTCGAGCGAGTCTTCGATACCGCCGATCACTTCGCCCAAGTTCGCCTGCAGGGTCTTGGCCAGCACCTGCATGCCGGTGGACAAGGTGCCAGCGGTGTTGCGCGATCGGCAGGCGAAGGTCCACTCACCCGCCGGCGGCAGGACGGCCTCGAAGGCCGAGGCGTGGTAGCCGTCGTCGCCGATCGGCGTCATCGCATCCCAATCCGGCGTGGCCACGGCGCCAGCGATGTAGCGGATCTCGACGCCGGCGAAGTTGGCGGACTGGATGGTGTCTGCGAGGAAGCCCCACGTGTAGCGGCGCACGCCGCCGCTGAGCTGCTCCACGTCGAAGATGTCCACCAGCACGGGCGGCGCATCGGCGCCCCGGGTCGTATAGATGACCGAGGCAGCCACGCCCGCATTGCCGTCCGGGCTGTAGGGACGCACGGTGACCGGGTAGGTGCCAGCGCCCGGAATCCGCCACGTCGCGGTGCGGGTCACGGTCCTGGCCACTTCCTCGAGCGCCGCATTGCCGTCCAGATCGGAAAGCACCACGGTGTCGCCCACCGGGCCGGTGATGGCGAAGCTGGCCTGCAGCTCGGTGTACTCGGTGTCGCCCTGCACCACCTGGCGCTCGGTAATCTTCAGGTCGCTGGCCACCGGCCGGGTCTGCAGCAGGGATTCGTTGGGATCCCGCACGTACTCGCCGGTCTTCACGTACTGCCAGAACTGCGGGCTTTCGGCCACCACTTCGACCGCGGCGCCCTTCAGGTCGCTCTCTGGGCGGATGCTGGTCACGCGCACCCGCAGGCCCGGGGTCTGCTTGAAGTCGTAGATCCACAGCGTGTCCCAGGCGGGGTTGGCCTCGCTGTTGCCCGGGAGGGCCGCATCGGCCGGCCAGGCATCGGCCAGCACAAGAGCGTCGCTGGTGCCCGCAAAGGGCTGCACACGCAGCACGCGGTACACGCGCTCGCCCGGGATGCGCAGGCCAACAAAGGCGTTGCCCTGCGCCGGCGCCGGCACGGGCTCGTCAAGCTGCAGGGTCACCTTGCCGCCTGCGATCGAGGCGCCCTTGACCCGCCCACCGAAGCCCCACTGCGTCATGTCGTGCTGCAGCGCCAGCATCGACATCCGGCTGTAGGACAGGTGTTCGATATCGGTGCTGTAGCTGATCGCCTTGTACTGGTACAGGCTCTGCGCCAAGTGCCAGCGCGCCAGCATCACGGCGTGCGCCTCGGTGGTGACGCCCTCCCCGCTCACCTGGGCCGGGTTGAGCATGGTGGTGACGCCCGGGGCAGGCACGCGCAGCGTCTTGGACTGCCAGGTTGCGCTGTCAAGGTAGGTGTACTCGATGCCGTCGGCGCCGTTGGTCAGGGTGTAGTCAACCTGAAACTGTCCCTTTTTGATGGTCGCCATGTTGACCACGCCGGATAGCGGCTGCTCATCGGCGGCCCAGCCTACCGACAGCCGCCCGCGCGGCCAGCTGATCTGCCCGAACCCGGCTAGCGCCAGCACATCCAGCACCTGCTGGTGGCTGCGGACATCCGTGATCCAGTTGTTGTAGGTGAAATTGTTGGCGGCGCAGTGAAGCATGAAGGCCTTGAGGCCCTCGAGGTCGATCTGCCGTTCGGGCAGCCCCATGCCGGCAACCAGCGCGCGCCCACCTGGTGCGGTGGGATCTGGCGCGTAGATGCCACGGGCATAGGCGAGGATCCATGCCCCCGCATTGCTGGTGCGCTGGGTCACCCACTCCGTGCCGGTCCAGACGGGAATCGGCATGGAATGGGCGATGCAGCGGATCTCGTCCGGAGCGCCGTTGAGCTGCCCGTTGGCCTGCATGCGGATGCCAATGCGCGGAATGCCGGCGTAGCTCGCCGTGTCGCGCTGAACGCTGGTCAGCGTGGTCCAGACGAACGAGGCTTCGGCGCCGCTGCCATCGGTGTTGTTGCCGGCCACGCGCACGCGCACGTCGTACTGCCCCTCGGGCACGTCGATCGCATAGCTGGCACGCTGACTCTTGTTGTTGGTGCCGCGGACGTTGTAGTTGCCGAACACCTGCCAGTTGGCCGTGCCGGCAGCGCGGTACTGGATCTGAATTTGGTCGCTGTTCTGCTTGTCTTTGCCCTTCGTGGACCGGTCCCAGATCTGGAACTCCACGCCCACCATCAGACGGATGGTGCCGGCGGAGCTGGTGCGCTGCACCCACGCGCTCGGCTGGTGCTTGGGGTCGTTGCTGGTGTCCAGCAAGGTCCCGCCGTCGGTCACATCGGGGTTGGTGTACAGCGGGATTTCCACGCTGGGCATGCCCGGGAACCCGTTGTGCCACACGCGCACGCCCTCGAACGACGACAACAGCGCGTCGCCGTTGTAGAGCTGTTCCACGCTGTGCACGTTCACGCCGGGCGTCAGCACGAACGACAGGAACTGGTCATCACCCTCGTAGTGGGTGTAGTAGTTGCTGATCAAGTCGGGCGCAATGCGCATCGACCCGATCAGAAGCCCCACCGGCTGATCATGACGGGCGCGGTTGCGGCCGGCGGCGATCGAGTAGGCCGACTGCCCGGGTGCGCTCGCCTTGGGCTGCTTGGGCTGCAGCACGCGATTGATGAGCACCGAGCCGGCCATGTAGATACCGGTCGCGGCAGCGGCGCCAAGCCCCTGCACCGCGGCGCCGGCGCCCCAGGTCGCCAACGTGCCGAAGCCGAAGGTGAAGTAGGTGAGCGCCAGGGTGGCTACCAGCGCAACGGCGGAGCGGCCAACCGCCCCACGGACCTCGATCACCTGCCCATGCTTGGGGTACACGAAGGGCCACATGTCCCGCGGCACGGCGCGGCCGCCGATCAGCACCACCCAGTCCTGGTGATCCAGGTAGGCGAGGTGACGATGCAGGAACGCGCAGAGGGATTCGCCCGGGCGCAGGTCCGCCGGCTGGTTGCGCTGGCCATCTACCAGCACCGGGTGCGGCGTCACGATCAGGCGGCCGCTGGCGGCCGGACTATCCATCAGACCCATTCGTAGATTCCTTCGATGCGCAGGCCAAAGCCCTGCAGCTCGCGCGCGCGGTGCAGGACGCTGCACCCGTGGCGTTCGTTGCTGTGGAGTACCCAGCCCTCATGGGCCAGAAAGAAGAAAACCCCGGCGTGGCCGGGGTTTCGTTGTCCGTGGTCGAACATCAGGACCAGATCGCCGTCCTGCGGCGGTCCCTCCCTTAATCGTGCATAGGGCCGGGAGAGCGCCCCAAGCTCGGCCTCCCCGCGCGCGCCGCGCGGCCGGCGGCTGGGCATCTCGACGTGCCGACCGAAGAGTTCGCGCTGGACCCTCACCACCAGGTCCGCGCAATCGGATGAATCAGGGTCGTAGGGGATGAGCGTGAACGGCTCGACATCTGAAGGCCGCATCAGTAGATGCCCGGGGCGATGTGCGCGTTGAAGCGCAACCGCACGGCCTGCTGCCGTGTGAAGAAGTCCACCCCGCAAGCGGAGGTGGCAGCCTGGGGGGTCACCGATACGGTCATCATCGGCAGGAAGTGATCCTGCTCGATGACGTTCACGTCTGCCCGGTCGGTGATCATCAGGCGCGCCGTGACCAGCTCACCAGGTGCCAACCGCTCCAGGTCTTCGGTGATAGCCCGGCCAACGTTGCTGATCACCAGCTGCGCGCGCGGGGCCTGGCCGTTGATGTCATCGGGCAGCTTGAAGCCGAATTGAGCCCCAACGAAGGTCAGGCCTTGGCTTACCCAGTCCCGCTGGTCGTTGCAGATGCGCAGGGTTTCGGCAAACGAAGGTGCCGAGACTTCCAGCAGAGCCAAGGTGCCCACCGGGTCGGTGACGCGCTGGCGCCGCTCGGTAAAAGTGCTCATCGCATGTACTCCACGACGGTGTCGCGCCGGTAGTCGCCCAGGCCGTGCTGGTCGGGGACCAGCTGGCCGATATCGCCCTTGATGAAGCGAACGGTGATGTTGGTTCCGCGATACGGGTGGCGCATGGTGAACCACCCAATCCGGCCGATCACATCGAAGTACCAGGCCTCGAACTCGTCCGCGGCGGCAAGGGTTTCGAAGTAGAGCGAGAGCGCCTGCGTCATGGCGACCGTGCTGTTGAGGACCCTTTCCTTTGCTGGGCCGCGCTCCATCTCATCCCGCTGTACAGAAGGATCGAAGCCGTTCTGCAGGTTGCTGAACATCACCAAGGCTGTACTGGGAAGCTGTGCCATCAGAGCGTGTCCTCCAGGCCAAACCGGCCGCGCATGGCCCCGTAGGTGGTACCGGTGCCACTGGCAATGCGCCCGCCGAGCGCGTCATCGAGCTGCCCAAGCAGCACCTCGACATCGACACCGCCGGGCCCGCGCGTCGCGGTCGCCGTTGTGCCGGCCGGTGCGTTCTTGACGATGACGTTGAGTGCGCCGAATCCAGCCACGGAAGCATTGCCGCCGCCCACTGCGCCGCCCGTCGCGTAGCCCATCAGCCCACGGCGCATTGCTTCAACAAGCCCAACGCCGCCGGCCCGGGCGACATCGGCCTGCGACCAGACCACCTCTCCCTTGTGCACGATGCCTGCAGGCTCATGGATGCCGCCTGGCCCGGTGTAGCCGCCGGTGTCGAAGCCCCGTCCCCGGCGCCTGAACAGGTCATTGTTGATGCTCTGCGTGCCCGCCGTTACCGCGGCGTTGCCAGCGGCAGTCACACCCCCAGTGAACGCGGAGAAAGTGCCCCCGATCCAGTCCGTCATGCCCATCGCCGCCTGGCGGAAGGCAATGCGGGACAGATCAGCGATCACGGAGCGTGTGAGATCCGAGAAACTGATCTTTCCGCCGGTCGTGAACTTCGTCCAGGCATCTTCCATTCCACTGAACACGTTCGCCGCGGCCATGCCCAGCTGCTCGGCCGCATTGGTCGCCTGCTGCTGGTAATCCGCCCATGCAGCGCGCGCACCATTGAGCCAATCCGCCTCCGCTGCTGCCAGCTCGGCATACCCATCACGCACGATCTGTAGGCGATCGGTGGTCTTCGCCAGCAGCACGGCCTTCTCTTCCGCAAAAGTCCCCTCGTCGATCTGCCTCGCGTTAAGCTGCAACTGAAGTTCGCGCTCCTTGTCCGCTTGGTCGGCGTAGGCATCGTTGATGCGTTGCTGGATCTCATACTCGCGCTCGCCCATGCCCACTCGGCCTGCAACGGCCTGCATCTGCCGCTCGAGCGCTTTGTTGCTCGCCTCCAGTGCATTGGCGTAGGCCTCAATGACGTTTGTCCGAGTGTTGGCGGCCGTTTCCTCTTCCTTGCTCAGCACCTGCAGCTTGCCCGCGCCTTCGGTACGCACCTTTGCCAAGCGCGCCTCGAGGTCACCCAGCTGCCGGCTGACGTTGATGCCGTCCTTGCCGGCGACGTTCTGCTGCTTCAGGAACGTGATCTGTCCCTCAAGCGAGCGCGCCTCGGCGTCCGTGCTGGCCTGTGCCAGGTCACGCATCCGGCGGTAGTACTCGGTGGCAGTGATCTCACGGGCGGAATATTGCGCACGCAGCAACTGGGTACCGGCCGTGATGGTGGCCTGTTCCTGCAGCAAATCATCGCGGTAGCCCTGGAGCCCTGCAGCGCGCGACGCATTGGCCGTGCTGCCGCCCTTGGGCTTCTTGTCTTCGTACTTCTTCTCGATCGCGGCCAAGGCCTGCGCTTTCTTGTCCTCGAGCGTGGCCACCTCCTTCAGGAGGTTGGCTGCCTGGGCGCGTCGAATGGCCTGATCGGCCTGGCCGGCGACTTGGGCGATTTCCCGGCGCTTCTTTTCTTCCTTGCTGGCCTCTGCGTCGATGATGGCGTCCATGGCGCTGACGTAGTCGGCTGATACGGCCTGCGCCGCCTTCACTTCGGCATCCTTGCGCTCTTTCGCCACGTCAGCGGCGATGGCCTTGATCTTGGCCGACCGCTCCTTGATGTCGTTCTCGAGCTGGGAGATGTAGCTGCGGCTCGCCCCCGGCAGCGCACTGAGCTGATTGAGCCGTGCCAAATCGGTCTGATTGCGGGCCAACATCTCCTGCATCTGGGCACCGGCTGCGCCAAAGCCGGCCTTCGCCTGCATTGCCCCCCACGCCTTGGTGGCCTCAGCAAACAAATCCTTGAACCCACGAATGACGGGGTTCTGGCTGGCACGCACCTTCGCCAGTGCCATGACCGTTTCGTCCGAGGCGGCTCTGGTGATCAGGGTGGCCGCGTCCTGATTCCGCCCTTGCTCCTGCAACGCCTTGATCTGCTCGTAGAGCGCGACGGTCATGAAGTTGACCTGCTCATTAAGCTTCTGGGCATTCTTGACCGGCGCGTCGGCAAGCTTCCCGTAGTTGGCCACCGTCTCATCGACGGCCTGGCCGGTCAGCTCCTTCATTGCAATGGCTGCGTTGGCCACGGCCTGCATGTTCTGGGCGGCGACCTGCCCGTTGGCGCCGATCGCCTGAGCCACTTCGGCACCTGCGCCGGCAGTGACCTGCATCGCGTCGGTGGTGCGCTTGGCCAAGTTGATCAGGCTCAGCGTGGTTGCCTCGCCCTCGTTACGGGACAGCACCAGCGCCCGCACGTAGGCTTCCTGCTGCTTCTCGGCGTCGTACCAGGCGTACACCAGCACGCCGACGGCGGCGGCCGCCGCGGTGACGGGAGTGACCATGCCCAGCACCGCCGAGGACACGCCCTTCAGCGCCGGCTCTACGCCGCCGAAGCTGTCCTTGATCTGGCCGCCCTGCTGCACCAGGACCGTGAACCACGGCATCCCACCCTGCAGGCTGGTGAAGACGTCGGTGAACTGCGCAGGAAGCTGACGCAGTGCCTGCTGCGTCTGGCCGGCGCTGACGCCCAGTTCGGCGATGCCGTTGTTCTTCGGCAGTGGGCGCGCCGCTTCGCTCTGCGTCTGCCGCAGCTCCCGGCGCAGGACCGCCATGCCCTGCTTGATGTCGTCGATGTCCGCACTGAGGCGCACACGCAGATTGGCAGTGGGCTCAGCCATGCAGGTTCTCCTTCAGATACTGCGCCCACGCGGCTTGGTCAGGCGTCATGGCAAGTCGCATGGCGACCGCCATGCCTGCGCGCTGCTGGCGCTCGGCGCGGGCAGCAGCGGCGACAAAGGCCCGCAGTTGGGCCAGGGTGTAGGTCAGGATGTCGCGGCGCTGGTGTCCGCAGGCGATGAGCTGGTGGATGAGGTCTCCCCATCCGTGTTCGGCGGAATCTTCGGCTTCGCCACCTTTGCCACCAGGTGCGGAAGCCGTCGGGCGAAAAAATCGCGATTCAACCCGACGACCGCCTCCACCAGACTGGCCACCTCATCCACGGTGCCCTTGGCGATCCAGTCGGCCGGCCGGCCGGTAACGATGGAGAGGGCCGAGGCAAAAGCCGGAGCATCCTGCTCGAGCAGGTCCAGCACCACAGCGCCGGTTTCCATCTGGGCGCCCTCGCCCAGCAGGCCCGCCGCCATCACCACGCGTCCGATGATCGAACGCGCTGCCGTGATGAAGGGGGCCAGCTGCTCCAGCCGCAACGGCCCCACTTCCAGCACCTCGCCACGGAACGAAATCTGCGCCGTCGGCGGCGTCACCATTTCGAAGCCGTCCATGCCTTACTCCTCCTGTTCCCAGTAGAAGTAGGGCGAGATGTCCGGGCCCGTGGCCTTGGCCGAGTCCTTGACCAGCGCACCGGCGACGGTGCCGGAGGCGAACTGGTCACCGAGCAGCCCCATTTCGTTGAGCATGCCGCCCTTCACCTTGTGCGCGATCGCGCGGACCAGCTTGCCGCCCTGGGCTTCGTTGATGCCAACGAAGTGGATCTCGTAGAACTTCTGGGACGTGACGCCAACTTCCACGCGGCCGATGGCGCCGTGCTTGTAGCTGACCTTGATGTTGGGCACCCCGTTCACCGGCGCGGGAATCGCAGAGCCGACGGGAATGAACAGCATGCCGCGTTCCAGACGGTAGTCCTTCCCAGCCTCGTAGGTGACGGCACCGGCAGTGTTCTTAACGCTGGTCACCTCCGCGGCAATCCGGGTCAGTGGAACGAACGCGCCGATCGCGGCAGCTGCGGCTTCTTCCGCGATGGTGGCCGCGGCCACTGCCGTGGCCTTGCCGCGCAGCGAGCGCGCGAAGTTGGAGGGCTTGAAGTCGTGGAAGGTGTAGGACAGGTTGTACCCGGTCACGCGATCGACGCTGTTGGCCGGCCCGCCGCCCGGGTTCTGCCCGTCAGCCAGCTCGATGGTGTTGGTCTGCGGCGAGAAGCTGTAAGCCGACACGTTGCCGACCTCTTCCAGCGGCTGGCCGCTGTTCCATTCGCGGATCAGGACGATGCCGCTACCCAGGTAGCTGTAATCTTTGGACATGGTGTTTCTCCGGTGAAGCCGCTGAGCGGCTGGTTACTTGGGGATGTGGGACTGGTAGGTCACTGAAACGCCCACCCAGCCAGCAGCTGCCGACTCCGGCATCAGCGGTTCCATACCGAGATAGACGGGGTACGTGAAGCCAGGCGGGAACCTGCGTTGTTTCTGGGACATCGCCATCTCGATGTCGGTCACCAGGTCGTCCAGACGCTCCTGCAGGTGATCGGTGTCCGCCGGCAGCTTTGCGATGACAGCGACGGTAGTAAGGCGGTGGGTCTGCACCTGAGCGGCGTCAGCGGCGCGCTGCTGCTTTTCAATCAGCGCGGTGAAAACGCCGGTGCTGGTGGCGTCACCAGGACGCGGCTCCAGCGTCCAGTCCGCGCCGACGTTGGTCCGGTAGCCGTTGTCGGTCGAGATGACCGACAGGCACTCGGCAAAGGCGTCGAGCAAGAGACGGCGCGGGCTCGGGCTATGCATTGGATACCTCCCAGACCTGCGACGACTCATCGCCGCGGATCTTCTGCTCGAGCTTCAGCCGTCGGCCTGTGGCGTCTATCTGCACGATGCCACCGCCTCGCGGCGAGACTTCAGCCAGCTGCAGGGTGACGCGGTTATACGGCGTGCTCACCGCAACTCCCTCCTCGTCGAAGTCCTGCACCCCCTCGTCGTGGAGCGCGGTGCACGGCACCGGTACCGGCGCGGCCGTGCTGTGCTGGTAGGTCGCCCCGTCGGCGATGCCGGCTCCCTTGAAGGCGGCGAACATGAGGGCGTCGAGGCCCTGGAGAAACGCTTTCTGGTTCATTCTCTTGGCCTGGCGGTTTGCATGGCCTTCTCCAGCTCGCGCTTCAGGAAGAACGGCATCAGCCTCTTCCAGGTGTCGTCGGCCATGCCGAAGATGTCGTAGCGCGGACGGTATTTGGCGGTGCCGGTAAAGATGAAGATCGAGCGCACTGCTGAGCCCCACGGGGTAGCGATGCGCTCATATATGCCGGGCCGCAGCGCGCCCCGACGCTTGGGCAGCACGAAGTACTCGCCGCCTCGCTTCTTCTTGGACCGCCGGCGGCGCTTGGTGCTGACGTCGGTCTGGTCCTGGTACTGGTCGCGGGATGCGCCCAGCTGCGACAGGATTCTGGTGATCTGGCCTGCAGGAAGATTCCCGTAGGCGTTGGCGTTCGCTCCCCGGCCCAAGACTGCGAACTGGCTGGGCGAAAGCAGGCCGCGCTGCTGCAGCAACCGCTCGAACCCCTTTTTACGACGCTCACCGCCCTCAACCTCGGCCAGTAGGTACTTGGCCGGCGGCGTGCCCTTGAAGGCTTCATCACGGATGAAGATTTCCGCGTAGGGCTGCTCCTTCGTGGCCTTGCGGTACATGGCCGCGTTGACTGTGAGCGGCGTGGGCCTGTCGAAGACGCGCGGGGCCGTGCGCTTCCAGCGCTCGCGGATCTCAAAGGCGACGGCGTTGGATGCCTGGCGTGCGGCGAAAGGAACCTGTTGGGTCTCCAGCTCGGTCAGCTGGCGATCGAACAAACCGTCCGGATCTACGCCGATTTTGATCTGCGCCATGGTGTGCTCCCTTACCCGGCCCGCTGATGCGGGCCGGGTGCCGGCGGCTTACTCTTCGGAGTCGTCCGCGCCACGCTTCAGCCGCACCACCGCGTCCGGGCGGGTGTTGAGGCTCAGGGGGTTGGACTGGCTTTCCAGCTCGATGCCCTTGTCCATGCGCAGCTTGGCCGTCTTGGTGTAGTACGGCAGGCCCTTGGTGCGGACGGTTTCCAGGTAGTCGGCCGGGGCGAAGCGCGTGATGAACATGTCCGGCACGCCCAGCGGGAACGCGATAGCTTCGCCTTCCGGGATGAACGGATTTTCGCCGATGCCGCCCGGCAGCTCCTCGAAGGTCACGCCAGCGAAGGTGAAGCCCTGGCGCATGTCATCACGCAGGGCGGCGCCGTCCTGCCAGCGCGAGTAGGCGTCCTTCACCTGCTTGTGCTCGGTCAGATCGTCGAAGAAGCTGGCGCTGCAGAAGACGTGGATGCCGCGGTGCGGCACCCCGCCCAGCTTGGCTTCGATCTCGCGCTTGATCGCCAGCACCTTCGCACGCACGCGGGTATCAGCAGTACCGAGCTGGAGGCCCAGCACGGTCTGCTCAACGCCGAATTCCTCGTACAGATCGACAATGGTCGAGCCGTCGGCGTCGAGCACCTCGCCGCGCAGGGCCCCGATGCGGTGGTACTCGATGGTGTAGTCCAGGTCGCGCTTGTGGACGGCCTGCAGGGCATTCACAACCGAGGCCACGTTGGTGCCCGTCGGGTCGTTGACCGGGTCATACACGCCCAGCAGCTGGTCGGCCATCACCGTGGAGCGCTGCGGCAAATGGGTGGTCTCCAGCAGCTTGACCTTGCCACGGGCCAGGCCCTTGGGCTGGGCCGGCGAGCCGCGCGGCACGTTCGGCACCAGCACCAGTTTGTCGCCGGCCAGTCCGACCTTGACGACGGTGGTGCCGACCAGGCCGTCTTCCTGGAACAGGTTCATGTCCGCGATCCGGGTGTGGATACGCGGCAGGTTGTTGATGTAGGCGTTGAGCTGATCGAAGGTCAGTACGCCCAGTGCGAGCAGAGTTGCCAGATCCATAGTGGGTGAGTCCTGTGGTAGATCGGGGGAATGAAAAAGGCCCCGACTGAGCGGGGCCTTGGTAAGCAAGCGGTGCGGCTGTTACGCGCCGCCAGCGGCGGCAATGGTGATGGTTTCGGTGATGGCTTCGCCCAGGCCAGCGGCGGTGACTTTCAGGGTGTAGTCGCCCGCAGCCGAGAACGTCACCGCGTCCCAGGTCACCACACCGTTGACGGCAGCCTTCGCCCCACCGCCGACGACGTTGCCCGGGCCGGTGGCTTTCGCCAGCGTCACGCTCGCCGCGCTACCAGTGACCAGGCCGCCGAAGATGTCCTTGATCTTGGCCACCACCGGATCCACAACGACACCTGCCGTGCCGGCGGCGGGAGCGGAGGAGAACTTCAGATTATCGGCGGTGTTGGATGCAACCGGCTTCTTGGTCCACCGCACGATGATTCCGGACTCGGCCAGGCTCAGCGCACTGAGCAGTTTCTGGTCGTCGGTGGCATTGCCGTAGGAAAGCATCTCGCCGAACACCTCGGCGTCACGCACCACCGCAGTGCCCTTCGAGGGCATCTCCGTTCCGGGCTCACCGGTGTCCACCGCACCATAGAGGACCTTCACTGCCTCGGCGCCATCTTCCGCCGCGGTGTTGTCGGCCTTCAGCAGGGCCCCGGCCGGCAGCACGCCCTGGCCGGCCGGCAGCACGACCAGTTCGCGGCTCCGCTGGCCGCCTGCCTCCGACAGCAGGAACTCGGCGTTGCGCACGCCTTTCAGGTTGATTTCCATGTTTCTTTACCTCGCTCGCATTTGATAGATGTGGTTGGGATCCAGCTGGGCCTTCGCCGGGTTGGCCTGTTTCGCGGCATCCGCCGCCGGCGTGGTGGTCACGATCTGGGTGTTCTCGCCCTCCGTGGCTTTCATGGACAGCAGCTGCGTGCGAACCGTCGCCAGATCGGTGTTCTCCTTGATGAAACCCGGCGCAAGCGAAGCACCGTCCCGCAATGCGGCCGCGCATGCGTCCTGCACCGCGACGGCGTATGCGAGCGCTTCCTCCGCTCCTTCCTCGCCTTTGACGCCGCGGCGAATCAGAGCGATTCCGATATCCGAGGGCAGGTCACTGTCGGCAACCGCGCTGGCCAATGCGGCCGCAGGGGATGCCGTCGTGGCAGCCGGCCCAAGCCCTGCTGCCGCAGCGTCACCCGGCGCAGCCCCCGGCTCTACGGTTGCAGCAGACGCCTCGACGTCGTCTGCCTCCGGATCACCAGGCGCCGCAGAACTCGGCGCTCCCTCAGCGCCGACATGTGCCAGCAGGTCGTGCCAAGTGCCAAGGCGCGTGGCGAAGCCCGCATCGACTGCCGCCTGCCCTTGGAAGCACGCGGCCTCGGTGGCACGCACAGCATCCGCATCAATGCTGAGGTTGCGGGCCACGGTGTCGACGAACATGCCGTAAAGCGCATCAATGTTGGCCTGTGCCGAGGCGCGTGCCTCGTCGCTCAGGGGCATGTGGGGGCTGAGGTCCACCTTGCGGGAACCGGCATAGATCGGCGTCGCTCGCAGCCCCATGCGTTCGTCGGCTGCGCTCCAGTCGTAGTGGTAGGCCACTACGCCGACCGAGCCGACGCCGCCGGTGCGGCTGATCCAGATCTCATCACAGGCCGTGGCCAGTGCGAAGCAGGCCGAATACGCGTTGTCGTCGACCAGTGCATAGATCGGCTTCTTACCGCGGGCGGCGTAGATGTGATCCACCAGGTCGAAGCAGCCCGCGGCCATTCCGCCGGGCGAATCGAGACGCAGGATGATGGTGCCTACCCGGTCGTCCTCGATCAGCTCGTCGAAAGTACCGCGCAGAGCTGCGTAGCTCATGGGGCCGGCACCGCTGGGACCGGGCATCGGACGGTTGACCAGCGCGCCGGATACGTTGATGACGCCGATCAGCGAGCGATCGGGCGCAACGGTGTCGCCGGCGTCAGGCAGCTCCAGACGTTCGGTGCGCATTTCGGTGTCAGCGCTGGTGACCTCGCCAGTCAGGTAGGCACCGATGATGGCTTCGCCGTGGACCTGGTGCACCAGCAGCGGGCTGTTGAGCGCGACCGCCGCGAGCGACGACACGACCGGCGCGCGGCTGCCGCGGCCGAAGATACGGGCCAGAAGGCCGGGCTTACTGTTCATCGTCTTCCTCATTGGGGTCTGCGGCGCCGGCGGCGCCTTTGTCTTCCGCAGCGCCTTGCAGCGCGCCTGAGCCATTGGTACGGCGGGGGTCGCTGTCGTAGATCAGGCCCTTGTCATCGGTCCGCTGGTTATCGGCCTCGTTCTCTTCGTCCACCTGCTCGGGATCCTCGCCGGCCCCCAGCACCACCTTGGAGCGCGATTTGAAGCCAGCCCGCACAGCCTTCAGCTCTGCGCTCACGTCTTGCACCGGGTGGCTCCACGGCCAGCCTTCCGGCACCCACAGGGTTTCGGTCACTTCGTCGCGCAGCTCGGCATACCCTGGCACCTGGAGCAGGCCTGACAGCACCGCCTGGTCGTAGAAGGCGTCGCGCACTCGCTGGCAGAACATCGGGATCATGTAGAGCCACTGGTCCTGCTCAATCACCCGCCTGAACTCGTTGAGGATCAGGCGCAGGGCACGATCGGAGACGTTGCGCAGGTCGCCGGTGAGCACTTCGTAGGGCACGTCCTGGCTCGCGCTGATCGCAAGCAGATGTCCACGCAGGAACTCCGCGTAGTCGGACCCGGCGCTGGGCGGATTGGCGAACTCAACCTTGTAGCCCGGCGGCAGCTCCTGCATCGTCGCCGGCTCGAGGCCGCCCAACGGCGTACCGTCGATATCATCACCGGTGGCCAGGTCACCCAGCGGCGTTGCCTCAGCGTCTTCTTGGGGCTCAGGCGTGGTGAAGAAGCCCGCGAACAGGTTGGCAATCGCCTGTCGTTCCAGCACCGCGTCATCGAGGCGGTCCAGGTTGAACATCCGCAGCAGCGCTGGCGCGGAAGTCGGCACACCCCGGATGGCACCAGCGCGGTTCGGCCGGTAAAGGTGCATGACCTGCTCGGCTGGCACGCGGACCAGTTCATTGCCGTTGATCGCGACATGGAAGTCGCCGGGGTGCTCGCGGTACATCCAGTACGCCACACGGCGACCGATGCGATCGAACTCGATGCCCTGGCGGATCGCGTTGCCGTTGCTGGCCACGCCGTAGTAATGCTGCGGGCACTGTTCCGACTCGATCAGCTGCACCTGCAGCGGAACGGGCAGCCCGTCCTCCGGACGACGGAACCGGATCCGCGCGAACACCTCGCCGGCCTCCTTCCATTCCCGCCAGGACAAAGCCTGGAGCCCGGACCAGTCCAACACGCCGTCAGCGTCGGCGTATTTCCCCCAGCGCTTCCACAGGCCTGCGACTTGGGCCTTGTGGGCCTTCGTACCCCAAATGGCTTTGGCTTGGATGCCAGTCGCGATGCCGTTGGACACGCTCTTGTTGAGAGCGCTGACCATCCACGGATCGTTGCGTGCCAAGTGGCGCGCGCGTGCCAGCACGGTGGGCAGGCTGAGCAGCGCTGCGTTCGGCCCGAGCGACGCCGGCCGGAACATCCGCAGCCTTCGCCCCATGCCAGCAGCTCGGTAGGTGCTCTCGTCGACCTCAGACATTGCCGCTGCCCGACTGGTAGAGGCGGATGGTGCGGCGCGCGCGCGGCCTGCCAGGCGCCTGCGCCGCCATCTCGCCGCGCATTTGCCGCAGCGTGATGCGCATCTCCTTCAGGCTCTGATAGGTGACGGTGCGATCGGCGTACCGAACGGTCAAGATGCCGCTGGCGATCGCGCTTTCCAGCGCAACGATTTGCTCATTGGTGAATGCCATATCAGCGTCCCAGGTACTTGCTTCGAATAACGCGTCGGGTGCGCGTGCGCGCCGGCGGCGGCGCAACGTCGTCAGCCCTGACATCGGGGTTTTCGTCCCATTCCGCGGCCCATGCCGGCGGTGCCTTCCAGTCGATCGACGGGACCTTCATCCAAAGCGCCAGACCCTCGGCGTACACGCTCAAGTCGAAGGCTTCGTTGCGGCGTCCGGCGAGGTTCTTCCAGCCATTTGCTGTGCGCGTCTCTGCGGTCAGCTCTGCGTAGAAGGCCTCCGGCAGCCAGTCCGGGAAGTGGTAGAAGCCAGGGCCCGGCTCGGCCCGCTTTACGTTTGCGTCGACCGTGTCTTTCAGCCGATCAGCGTTCAGCAGCAGCTGGGGAACGTCGCCGGCGGAGCCGGATTTACGGTCCTTTCGCTTGCTGCTGTCGGGATACGTTTCCTTGAACAGCGCGGCGTCCCGCTTTGTGCCGCCCTTCACCAGTCGGACGCGCCCGTGCAACTGGCGCTTCTTGAGCGAACGCCAGAACTCCAGTGCTCGCACCGACGTGCCCGACTTCCCGCCCCAGTCGATGCCGACGGCCCGAATCGGCATGCTGCGGCCGGTTTCATCGCCCAGCGGATAGCGCCTGGTTATGACCTTGTCGACCAGCCGCTCCCAGTCCTCGAGGTACTTCGGCGGGTCAAGCGGCAGGAAGCCACCGGAACCGTCCGGACGCGTCGACGTGCGCAGGGTGAAGGAATCCACCACCCAACGCTCCAGCTGGCCCGATTCGTTCACGCCGAACCCCAGAACCAGCACCACGAACCGGTTGGCCTGGTTGTCCACAGTGGCGACGAGGAAGCGGACGCCGGCAGGCACGTAGCCTGACGGCCACGTCTCTGCTCGCTCCTTCATTTCGTTCGGGTCGCTGGAGGACCTGGCCGCCATCGGCACGTAATTGATGGCGCCGTCGACGTTGTGCGTCGTCTTCAGCGGCCGTTCTTCGCCCGTGCTGGCAAAGGTGCGCATCGCCTGCAGGTATCGCTCGATCAGCGATTCCCAGGACTGGTACGCCGCAGCAACGCCGCCCAGCCAGTAACTGGCAATGCGCGTCTCCAGCGGATCGCCGCTGATGCTGCCGTCCGGATGAACGATCTGCCCCTCGCCGGCCCACACACCGGCCTGGTTCATGTCGTCCTTCCAGCGATGGTCCAAGCCCACGCCGCAGCTCGGGCAGTGCAGCAGGGAGTAATGCCTGGCCATCTGCTGGATGTCGTCCACCAGCACGCGCTCGAGCAGCTCGTCCATCGGCGGCAGAGCGAACCCGTCGTAGCCGGGAGCCGCCATGAACCGCTCCCCGCACTCCGGGCAGGGCCAGTACCAACGCCGGCGATCGCCGCGCGCATAAAGCGCCGCGATACCGGCAGCGGGCGGGCCGTGGTGAGGGTGCGTTGGCTTCCAGGCACCGTCGGTGTAATCCGTGGCAGGGCTCGACTCGGCTACGACCATGCCCGCTGACATGAAGGTCTGCGTCCGCTTGAGCGCCAGGCCGAAGCACTCGTCGATTCCCAGGTCGCCGGTGTAGTTATCCACGTCCGTCATCAGCACGTCGTGGATGTCCTTGCCGGACAGCACCGAGATGGACGGCCATCCCATGCGCAGCGACATCCCTGACCGGAAGAACTTCAGCAGGATATTGTCGTCATGCGCGCGTGGACTGAGCCGCTTGCGAAGCTCTGGGCTGGCCGCGATGCCACGTGCGATACGGGTCTTGCTGTAGTCCTCCGCAGCGTCCTTGGACATCTGCACGACCATGGTGTCGGCCGGGTTGCAGGTGATCAGGTAGGCCAAGCGCGCATCGATGAGAGAGATCGTCTTGCCGGACCGCGCCGGCCCGACGAACACCACTGCTTCGTAGTGCCGGCTGCCCGTCATGTCCAGCGGCTGGACCATATAGGGCGACACCGAGGGATCCCACTTGCCTGCAGCGCCGCTGGCGTTGGCCACGTGCAGCGCTTTGGCGCCCTCGCTGACCTTGATGCGCCTGGGCGGCCTGATCATCTCCGCTACGCCGCCGCGCAGCTCACGCGCTGTCGCGTAGGTCATCGGTTATTGCCTCGAACATCGTCTGGCGCACGCCGTCACAGGCGTCCTGGACCTTCACCACCTGTTCCGGGGTCAGCCCCGCCTTGCGCTCGAGAACGTCCGGAAGGGTGTCGAAGAACTGCACGACCTTTTTCACCAACTCGGCGTAGTCGGCCTCGACCTCGGCGGCAGGTACAAGCTGCCCGGTCGTCGTTTCGACCTTCAGCCGTTCGTTTTCAGATTGGTAGAACGCCCGGCGCTCCATCGGGGGCAAATCGCGCGGGTCGACGACGCCGTCCGCGCCAACGACGCCTGGCACCTGCACCAAAGCGACGGCGGCGTCGGCCAAGCGGTAGACGTCGTGGCCAGCACGCTTGCCAAAGGGCGCAACGCCAGCGTCTCGCAGGCGCTTGGCGGCGGTTCGCCGGTCCATGCCGAACTCGTCCGCCAGGCGGGCGACTGACCAGCCTGGAGAGAAGTCACGAATGTCGGCCATGTCCTACTCGATGTACAGGTCGTCCTACCTAAAAAGTGCGCTTTCTCCCGGGGAAATCCGACAAAACGCGGGCCCTGTGGTGGAGCATCCTAGGGGCCGAAAAACGCTTAATTACCGGGGTCCGAATCCCCCCCGGTAGCGACAGACGTCGCCAGGGGCCCCTCCCGTTCAGCTTTCTGTGAATAACCTGTTGATATCGATAGATCGCGAGGTTTCACGTGCATGTTCCACGCCACGGCCGGGGCCGCCACTTCCGTCCCGCGATCCGCCGCGACTACGGCCTGACAGGCGCGGAGCTGGTCGTCGGCCTCTCGGCCGATTCGAACAGCAGGGCCCGCAAGCGTGACTCCGAGTTCGGGGGCCGCATCACGTTGGCCGGCGCTGGCGGCAGCATGGGACAGGCGGTCGGTGTGGCACGCGGCGAGGTCGTTGCGCAGGCGGAGAGCGCCAGAGCGCAGGTCAGCCACAACAGCATCAGCGACGGCCGGGGCCGCAGCGCGATCTTCTTCATGCTTTGCTCCGATGATGGCCAGGGTACTGGCCTGTTGGTGTTCGGTCGCGCGCGCGCCTTGCTCAGCGGTCAAGTGCTGCTTGCCTACTGAGGCCTGTTCCAGGGCTTCGTCGCCCTCGGCGCGATCGCCGCGCCATGCCCACCCGGTAGCGAACATGCCAGCCGACCATGCCGCAAATGCGAGGAGGAGAATCAACGGGCGGCTCATGCCTGCGCACCGGTGGCCGCGGCCTCAGCCGCGGCGATTCGCTGGATCCAGTTTCGCCACGGGGCGAATCTCCCAACCAGCCCGAACACCCCCGCGACACCCCACATCAGCAGTGTTCCGCGCCAGGTGTAGAGGTTGGCCCCCATCACGCAGGCGGTTCCCATCAGAAAGCTCATCGAGGCCATGAGAGCGAACGAGGCGCCGAGGGCCAGCTCGACCAGACCTTGGCCGCGCGCCAGTTGCCGGACCTTACGGATCCGAACGTCATTGAGCCCATACAGGGCAGTCAGGAAGATCACGACCAACGCTGGCACTGCTGCCAGCGACCAAAGGGAGTAAGTCATGGCTGGTCCTCCTTACGGGGCAAGTAGCGACGCAGCAGGGCCTTGAAGAACGGGCCAACGCCACGAATGAGCTCAGGCCCCCAGTTCTGAGCAGTGAACCCCAGCAGCATGGCCGCCGAGGCATGCACCCCGGTGCTGGACCAGCCCATCGGCTGGTAGCCGTCGCCGAGCGTCCAGCGGCCCAGTGCGTTCAGCACCTCAGGCCCCAACACGCTCATGGTTACCGCAAGGATGGTGCTGCCCAGGAAGGCAATGCCAAGCTCCTGCCGGGTCGGCAGCTTCTGGTTCCACACGCCGCCCAAGCTGCCCAGCGCTGCGGCGAACAGCACGTTGAAGGGCACGCCGAAGTAGGCCGTGGTGATCTCGAGGTGCAGCCATTCCACGTGGACCGACCCTGGAGCGATAGCGGTTGGAGCCGCGGCGGCGGCCACGACGAAGGCGAAGGCCTTCGCAACGCTCAGGGGCTCGCTCATGGCGCCACCAGCCTTGCATAGCCAGCCTTGGCCAGCTTCAGCTTTTGCTTGCGGTCGTCCAGGCCATTCGGCATGGCCTTGCTGGTAGCCGAACCGAGGTTCACAGCGCGGCTCACTGCCAGCACGTCGTCCCGGTCGGCGACGGCATTGATCCCGTCCCGGCTCCAGAAGTACCCAGCCGCCAGTGCGGCATCAGGCAGTGAGGACACCATGTCCGGATTTCGTACGGCACGGTCATCACCGTAGATGGCCTGGCTGTACTTCTCGTAGTTGAATCGGCCGGTCAGCTGGATGCCACCACGGCCGCGGAAGCGGAAGCCATCGCCAGGCTGCGTGTTACCCAGATCCTTGCGGCCTTCGTACCGGCTCTGCGCGGGGGTCGGCCCCCATAGCTCCTTCAGCCAGCGACCGGTACCGCTCTCGTGCGCTACCTGCGCCAGGAAGTGGCAGACGCGAAGCTCGGTGTCGATGCCGAAGCGATGGCAGGCCTGCTCGAGGGCCAGCGCCAGCGCCGGCGGGAACCCCATGCCGGCGGCGACTGTTTCGATGCTCACCATGGGGTCTCCTACAAGATGCCCGCCCCCCTGCCGGCTAGGCACGAGGTTTGTTCCGGTCACGGGGCGGGCAATGGACGTTCGAGCCGAGGCTCAGCTATGTGGTGTAGATCAGCTCAGTGCGAGCCACGCCGGCGCCGCCACCGACGGTGTAGCGGATGGGGACCTCCCTCCGCTCGAACTGGTCAAAAAGCCGGCGCATCTCGGGGTGGTCGTTGATGGTCAGGATCGCCCTGCCCTTCAATCCCGCCATCGTGGAGGCAAGCTGCTCGTACTGCTGCAGGGGAAAGGGTTCCCCGTAACCGGTGGTTTCCCAATACGGGGGATCCAGGAGGAACAGCGTCTCGGCTCGGTCGTATTTCTCGACACACCGCTGCCAACCAAGGTTCTCAACCACGACACCTTGGAGCCGGAGGTGCGCGTCGCTCAGGTCCTGCTCCAGCCGCATCAAGTTGATTCGTTTCGTGGAGGTCGGGCCGACGCCGAACGTCTGTCCCTCCAACTTGGCGCCGAAGCTCAGCTTCTGAAGGTAGTAGAACCGTGCCGCACGCTGGATGTCGGTCAGCGTCTCCACGTCTTGGAGGTGGGCCCACCGATACATCTCTCGGCTAGTGAGGGACCACCTGAAGTGGCGGACGAACTCGTCGAGGTGGTTGGCCACGACGCGGAAGAGCCTGACCAGCTCGCCGTGCGTGTCATTCAGGACTTCGATCTTTGCCGGTGACCGCTCGAAAAGCATCGCTGCGCTTCCGGCGAAGGCTTCGACATAACAGGTGTGGGGCCGCTCATTGATCAGCGGCAGGAGGTTCTTCGCCAGGCGTGTCTTGCCACCCGGCCACGGGAAAAGGGTTTTTGTCTTCAAAGTCTCAGCTGTTGCGACATTCGTTAAGCAAACTGCACGCGCTCTCCGGAGAGCGGCAGGGCCTTGGTCAATGGCACGCGGCTGAAACGCGTGTACTGCGGCGGCGGCTTGATGCCTGCAAGCATCAGGTCGCCGCCCTGCTTGATGGTGGAGCGGGCCGTGGGAATCGAACCCACCTGGTCACCTTGGAAGAGTGATGCCTGACCAATCGGCCAGGCCCGCAAATGGAAAGGCCCCGCCGTTGGCGTTAGCCTGATTGTCATCTTCTGGAAACTACGGGAATCCCCATAGTTCGGAATGGTGGGGCGACGTGGAGTCGAACCACGCGAGTCTCAGACGCCGGATTTACAGTCCGGCCCAGCGCCCATCTGGCAACTCGCCCCTCTGCTGGTACACGAAAAGAGCGAAGCCGCAGGTGATCGAGCCTCCCGAACTCGAGCCTACGGCTTCATATGGCGGGTTACTTCCCTCGCCCACGGTAGCAAGACTGAACTATTTCTGGTTCCCGATTCAACTGCGGTAATGTTGCTTACCGCAGTCTCTCGGGCGTGCGTAGATTTTAAGGTTGAGATTTCTCAGGGCTCGGCCATAACCGCCCCGTATCCTTTGCGGCGCATGGCATAGCGCGCGACCCAGCAAAGCCATGACATCGCTACCAAATGGCGACGACTGCGGCAACTGCGGTAATGTTCCTTACCGCAGCCTCAGGACGCTGCGCTCAATCGGCTGAGAACAGCCTGATTCGAAATTGCGGGCAACCACGACGTCCGCTTTCGGCAAGCCCACTGCCGGACAGGAAGCGACCAACCTTCTGTGCCCGCTTCGCCCATTCGTTCAATGACCCGATGACAACGCAGCCCCTGGCGTACGATGCTTTCCCAAGCGGTCCACTAAGGTCTCACTTGCATCGTTGAGACCGACTACTTCAACGGTTGCCCCATGCTCGCGCAGCTTCATCACTACACGGTCGAGCGCATCAACGGCGGTCAGATCCCAGAAATGGGCGTCCTTCAGATCGATGATGATGTCCTTGGGGACATCCAGATAGTTGAAGCTGCTAACGAACTGTCCGGCAGACGCGAAGAACACCTGCCCCTTCACAACGTAGAGGCGGGAGTCGGTATCGACCTGGGTGTCGTCGATGATTAGCATCTTGCCGACCTTGCGGGTGAAGAATACCGCCGAAAGAATCACGCCAGTCAGCACGCCCTTGGCAAGGTCATGAGTGGCTACGGTGACAATCACGGTGCCAATCATCACTACCGACGAGCTCTTCGGATGGATGGCCAGCTCACGGAGCGAGCGCCAGCTAAAGGTCCCGATGCTCACCATGATCATCACTGCCACTAATGCGGCCATCGGAATCTGACTCACGAGCCCGGAACCATATACCACCATCAGCAGCAGAACCACGCCAGCCCAAAGACAGGAAAGCCGGCCGCGTCCACCTGATGTGATATTGATCACCGACTGGCCGATCATGGCGCAGCCAGCCATGCCGCCGAAGAAACCAGTAACCGCGTTGGCCAACCCTTGGCCCGCACATTCGCGGTTCTTTTGGCTCGGCGTCTCGGTCATGTCCTCTACGATCTGCGCCGTCATCAACGATTCCAACAGGCCCACCACCGCCAGCGTCGCCGACACGGGCAGCAGAATCTGCAGTGTTTCCCAAGTCAACGGAACGTCTGGAATCAGAAATACCGGAAGACTGTCCGGTAGCTCGCCCATGTCGCCAACGGTGCGCACATCGAACCCGAAGTATATGGAGGCAGCAGTCAGCACCACGATGGCCACCAAGGGCGATGGAATCGCCTTGGTCAGAAGCGGCAGCAGATAGATGATGGCCAAACCCACAGCACAGATCGCGTACACCATCCACGGCATACCGATGAGCTCGGGAAGCTGCGCCATGAAAATGAGAATTGCGAGCGCGTTCACGAAGCCGGTCACGACCGAGCGCGACACAAAGCGCATCAAAGAGCCCAGCCGCAGGGCGCCGGCCAGAATTTGCAGCACGCCGGCCAGGATCGTCGCGGCAAACAAATACTGGATGCCGTGCTCGCGCACCAACGAAACCATCACCAGCGCCATGGCGCCGGTTGCAGCTGAGATCATGCCGGGACGGCCGCCGGCGATGGCGGTGATGACGGCGATGCAGAACGAGGCATACAAACCCACCTTTGGGTCGACGCCGGCGATGATGGAAAACGCGATTGCCTCGGGAATCAGGGCCAGCGCAACGACGATGCCAGACAACAGGTCACCGCGGATATTACCGAGCCATTGCTGGCGCAGGGGATAAATTGCAGACATATCAAATGATCTCCGCGCACAGTCGTGCGCGCCAAACGAAAGAAAACAGGCACCCTTCCAGACTTGGTTGTCTGGATCGCTTCTTCAATCAAGCGTCAGGGTGGAGTCATCGCTGGCCGATCCGTTTGGTCTTTGAGGGTCAATTATAGACCGACACAGCGGTTGAGGGGAAATCAGGCAGTGCGACTGCTTGGTGCAATCTGGAAATCGGCTCCCCCGATCCGAATATCCTTCACGGCCACCGTAGACGGGGCGCATCAGGCAGATGAACCTAACTCGCGCTCTTAGCCCCCGTTTCATCAGCTCACGCGAAACCACTTCAGGCCTTTTGTGACGTCGTTCATCCAACCAAGATGTCTGAACCTAGCCATTTGAGGCGCGACTTGATCCGTGGAGTCCAGAAGCTAGAGGGCGTTGCCCCCAGAAAAGAGGCGAACCCGAAACTCACGGCGCCCATCCTCCAGCGCTTGCTGAACCGTCCCCTCCGCGATCTTGTAAACAAGCAGATAGTCCCCCTTCCGCATCTTCACCGCGCGCGCTGCCTCCGCCGATGGACGCTTGCGCTCGGGCCACACAAGGTCATCGGCAGCGTCCTGCAGCACAAGGCGCAACCGCCAGCGATCTTTCGGGCAATCAAGTCCAAGGGGCACGTGCCCGTCGTGGTGGTGCAGCGCGCGCACGACCCGCTGCAGAGCCAGCCGGCCGAACCGAGCGAGATCCACACCGTCGGCGCGCAGTGCCACGGCCAATGCTGCCGCCTTCGCCAGCGGATCGCGCATCATCCCCAGCGCACCAGCAACGTCGGCCGAACTCAACGGGGCCAGTGTCGCCCTGCCCTCTACAGGCACGCGGTAACTGCCCGACACGACCATGCGTGCCAGCAGCTCCAGCGGATCCCGTGTGCTTTCGGGGCCGGGACGCTTCGTGGGGTGGCCTCCAGCGCGCGCTGGCACCTCGGGCAGTACTGCCGCTGGAAGGCTGTTCCACTGCCGGGCTGCCTCGTCGACGGCGCTGCCGTCGTTTGAGGTGATCAAAGGACCCTTTGCGCCGCACACGGGGCATGCCACCTGAGCGGTCGATGCGCCACGCTTCGCCGCGCGCACACGCACACCGATTCGACGCTCGCCGCAGTTGGCACATGGAGTGAGCTGGCTCATGCGGCGATATGCCCATCTGCGGCCACGGCATCATTCACCACCAGTTTCGAACGACCGTCCTGCCAGGCAAGCCAGCAGCTGCCATCTACACGGCATAGGATAGGTCCGGCTTCCTCGGCGAGGTAGAGATGGTGGGCGGCCTCGTCCAGGCTTTCGAAGGTGGGCAGCGTGCTCATGCCGGCACCGCCAGCTGCTGTGCGCGGGTGTGGTCCGCCGGCGTCCAGCCGAGCTGTTCGCGGTTGATCAGCTCACCGAGCCGCGTCAGCCCCTTCGCGGTCACAAGCACCTGTTCGTGCAGGCGCTGGACGTCGTCGCTGCCACCTGTGACGACGGCTTTGTGGCTGAGCACGCCAGTGTTGAGCCGCGGTTGATACGCGAGCCAGTTGCGGCTGCCGGCCCGGCGATAGATCCAGCCGTTCTGCTCCAGCCACGCGAACAGCTGGCGGGGCTTGATCTGAAGCATCTTCGCCGCAGTGGTGATGTTGAACGCGCCGTCGGCGCCTGCGAGCTGCTGCAGCGCGCGCACCTGCGGTTCCTGGTGGTGGACCCGCGCCTGCAGCGATTCGACCCGCTCGGTGTAGGTCAGCAGGAGGCCACGCAACGTCGCCGGATCGTCCAACGCCACCAGCGGGCTAGGCCCAGCCGGCGCGGCCTGCAGCTGGTCGTATGCACGAATCACCTGCAGGTGGAACGCGGCGCTGATCCACATCGCGTAGGCGTACACAAGCTCACGCGCCACGTAGGTGCCGCCGCCGCGGCCGACGCGGGTGTCGATCGGGTAACTACGGGGATCTGCGGATTTGGCCAGTTCTTCGACCAGCTCTTCGGTCTGGCCCAGGCGGATCCACTCACCCGGCTGGTGCCGCCGCTCCCCGCCCGACGCGCGGTGCAGGTCGTTAAGGCAGAAGCGCCCGGCCTCATCGCGGCGCACCGCGGCGCTGCCAATCATCATCTCGCTCAAGAGAAATCCTCCGTATTCCAACCGCCGGCGCCGTCGGGCCAGCAAACCTTTACGGCGAACATCGGAAACACCGCTGCCGCCACCTTGACCTTCACCTTCGCGTCGTCTTCGGCAAAGTACTTGCCGTTCCCGCGCTTGCGCCCCTTCACTTCGTGCAGCTCGAGCACGCCATCTGCCAGCTGCACCACGAAATCCGGCGTGTAGCGGGTGTCCTTTGCCAACTTGAACGTCCAGCACTCGAACCCGAACCACAGGATCTCGCCGCAGCGCTTCCGCGCCTCCAGGTGCGCTGCATAGGCGCCCTCGGTCTTGTTCATCTCACCAGCCACGTGCCTGGTCCGCCCGCGGCCGGGCTTCGCCTCGGTGCTGAGCAGTGCTGCAGCATTGGCCGGCCGGTACCCCGATGGCTGCGCTGGCGTGGCGGCGGCCGGCGCGCGCTGCACCAGCTGCCGCATGCCAGGCGGCATGTCCTGCTCGGTCCGATAGCGCAGGGAACCGCCGCTCTTGGGCTTGGTCATGCCGGCTGCGCCTCGGTGAACGCCAGCACCTTGCCCACCCTGACGCGGAACGCTTCGAACTCGCGCCGCGCGCGCGCTTGGCTGGCCTGGTGGTCGCGGTCCATCTGTTCGAGCAGCGCTTGGAACTCCATTTCGAGCAGGCCCATGCGCAGCTCCGGAGTGAGGCCGCGGGCCCTGTCCGGCGTGCCGAGGGGCGCAACAGCCACAGCCGTGCTCATGCCTGCCTGGCCGGCGCGCGGCGGCATCGGGAGCGTTCCGCACTCGCGTTCAGTGGTCAGGCCCCACGCGGCAACTACCCGGCCATCACGCGAGCTGGGCCTGTTCTCCTTCCGAGCCACTTCGCCCCGCCGGTCCAGGTCCCGCAGCAGGCCGGCCACGGCTGCAGGGGTCACAGGCAGCAGATGACGTGGGTGGCCGGCGTCGAGCGCGGCGCTGCCCATAGCCTCCAGCAACTCGGAAGCCGTGGCATCACCGATCCGGCACAGGCAGTGCAGAGCCAGATCAAGCTGGTAGTCGCGTTCCGTGGCAGACATCAACCAACCCTCCCGAAGCCAAGCTCAGCCGCAGCGCGCGCCATTGCGCCAGCGGCGGCATCACGATCGCGCACCGGCTCTACCGTCGGCGGCGGCGCCGGCAGCGCCGGGACAGCCGCCGGAATCGGCAGACCGTCCAGCACGTGGCGCACGGCGCGCTCGTAGGCATCGCGGGCGAGGCGCGCCTGGTGCTGCCCGTCTGCTGTTGCATAGACGTGCAGGTCGAGCTTTGACCGGACCAGCGTGGTGAACCCACAGCGGTCGCGGCCTGGGCCCAGCTCCTGCTCGACCAAGGAGAGCGACGGGATGTCGTGGCACATGGCCAGGAACCGCGGTGCGTTCGGCGGCCATTCCCGCGACTCGCGCATGCATGCAGCCATCCCCGTGGCGATCTGGCTGGGCCGCAGTCCAGTGATCACCTGCAGCCACGTCTCACCGGCGATGGTCAGCTGCCCGTCCTGGTTCATGGGCGCAGGGCCGTTGTCACGTCCCCACTTGCCCGGGAACATCGCTGCCATGCGCTCCCACAGCGTCCACAATGCGTCGCCGGCACGGGGGTTGAGCGGCTCAGCCGACAACGGCGAAGTCGCCATCGATGACGTTTCCCGATCCGCCTGCGCTGCCAGAGCCGCCACTGCCTGCTTGGCTGCGCTCGAATTGCTCGCGGAGGAGGCGGACGTGGTCGGCAGAACCGTGGTGAAGCGTTGCATTGGAGGCTCCGGGCGTTTTGGAATTGGAAGGGCTGGCGCCCTGCTTTTGTCGGTTCAGGGCCGTGGTGATGGCCCAGCTGAAGGGATTGCTGACACCGCGCTGGAGGCCTTCGCAGACGGTGTCCCGCAGGACTTCCGCCGTGACGCCTGCGTCGACCGCCGCAACCAGGTCGGGGTGGCTCGGGTTGGTCGTGTGACATCCGGCTTGGCGCATCAGCACACACGCTCGCCCCACCTCCGTCACACCGTCAGGGAATCCTTGAGAGTGCTGTGATGTAACTGGGGTAGAAGTGGGGTCTGAGGTCTGGTTACCCGTGTTCACACCCTGCGTCACACCCTTGGTCACGCGTGACATGTCACACCCTGTCACGCGTGACAGGGCCGCCCCTGTCTCCCTGTCACTGCCCGTGACGTGCGTGACGTGCAGCGCGCGCAGTTCGTCCATCGACGCCATGCCATCCGGCACCACACCTACGGCACGAAGGTCTTCGAACAACATGGTGCGGCGGGCCCGGGTGCGTGCCTGGCGCTCCGCCTCATTGCCCTTCTTGGCGGACTTGCGGTCCTTGCCGCCAGCCATCCGCTCCTGGGCCTTGACGATCTCTTCGTCGGCCCGGCCATTACGTCGCAGGCCGTCTTCAGCTGTCGGGAAGTAGCGCTCAGCGACCTTCTTCACCGCCGCCTTGTCCGCAGTGGTCGTCGCTCCGGCAATCACGAAGAGTTCGCTGAAGGAAGCCGGCAGCGGCTCCTCCTCGGCGTAGTAGGCGAGCATCAGCCGCAGGTATGCGCCGTGCTCAGTGAGCGACAGCCTGCTGGTGTCACGCAGGTAGTCACCGGGATACAGCTCGAAGTAGATCATCAGCCGGCCCCAGTGCCCGTGGCGGCGGGTTTACGCCGACGGGCATTTGCGATCACGAAGCGCTCATGCTCGTTGGGGGGCAGCGAGTCCAGCATGTAGGTTTCGCCCAGGGTGTTCCGCCAGCGGTAGGCGGTGGCCCTGCTCACGTCGAACCGGCGCACGATCGCCTCCATGGTCGGGAACTCATCCCGCTCCACGGCCCAGCGCGTGAATTCCATGACAATCCTGGTGCTGCCGTAGCCACTGAGCACGTGCTTGGCGGCATTGCTGCGCCTCGCCGGACGCATGGGCGGCACGCGCTCGTCGTCGGCGCGCTCGGCGTTCCCGGCGACGTCGCAGGGCGTCCCGAGTGAAGGAGCCAGGTTCATGCCTGCACCGTTGCCTTGCGCGCAGCGAGCGCTGCATCGCGGTGCTGCTGGCGCATGCCGAGGGTTGCCCGGAGGCTGAGGCCGTTGGTCCGGCATGCCGGCGCATGACCTGCATGCGCCTTCAGGGCAGCTGCCCAGCGGAACGCGGTAGCGCGCGACACGTTGTAGCGCGTGGCCAGATCCAGCGGGCTGACCGGCGCTTCCTGCTGCTTAACCCACAGCACGACGTCCACCAGCGGCAGCATGGGCACCGCATTCTCGGGAACGGGCTCGCCCGCCTTCTCGAACTCGTCGACCAGGGTCAGTGCCCAGGCCATCACCGCGCAGCTGCTCATTGGAGCACCCCGGCCGACGGCGCGCCGATGGACGGATCAAACATGTAGAGGTGGCCGTCCACGTACGCAGCAAGCGTCTCCATGGCCGCCCGCATCTGCGCAAGCTCCTCGCGCGCGGTGCGCAGCTCAGGCACGTCCTGCACGCAGACCCGGCCATCGGCCAGGACGTTCGCCAGAGCCTCGATGGTCTGGCCGTATTCGACCGAGATGCGGCCAACGCAAAGCACGCCCGCCTGGGGGCTCAGCTTGGGCATGCGGGCCCCGATGAACCCGTAGCGGTTGGCCAGCTCCCGGGCGCACTTGTCGCTCCACGGCTGCGGCAGCGCGTGCACCCATGACTCTTCAAGATCGGCCGGCATCTTCACCGTGCCGTTGCGGATGCGGGCCACGATCTGGGCATTCGCCTTGTGCGCCTTGTCCATCGAGTCCATGTCGGTACCGACGTGGAACGTCAGGATTCGTTCGCCAGGCGCGACATCGCGCATGTACTGGTCCGCGATGACCTGCGCCAGACTGGCATCGGTATGGCTGCTGTTGCGGATGGCTTCGGCCGTGTGGCGGAAGACCGTCGTGGAACGGGGTTCGTGGAACTGAGACTGTGACTTCATTTACGCACCTCGGGAGGCGATGCAAAGTGGCTTCATGGACAGGAAGCCGATGAATAAGGAAGCGGGTGTCGCCCTCCCCGCGTTAAGCTGGATGTGCCAACAACACAGCCCGCAAGGAGGGCGACATGGACGATCAGGAGTTCCGGCGAGAGGTCATTGCACACATCTCGGCTATCGAAGCCGTCGTTTCGGTACTGGCGAAAGACCAGGCGCAGCCGGAATTTCGGCAAGCAGTGATGCGAGCGCTCAACGGCGTGACCGCCGATCTCGACACGTCGGTGCACATGCATGCCGAGACAATCAGCCGCAAGATCATGGGAGTTTCGGAGTAAGGAAGCGGCCCAAGCCGGTACCGGACGCGGGCTTCCCCACACCATTGACGCGCCCATCGGCACTAGTGCCGATGACGAGTTCTCCGCGCGCTAGTCCTTCAGCCTGCTTGCCGAGCTCAAGCACGATGACGCGGGCGCTAAGAGCAGCTGTAGCTTGGATGGAAGCTTTGCTGCGCAACTGGTCCTCGAGCACAGTCAGCCGCGTGGCGAGCGCATCCAGCTCCGGGCGCGCCTGCGTCCTGCGCAGGCGCGTGATCGACCATGCGATCGACAACGCGATGAAAGCGCCGGCGCCGCCGGCAAGCACGTGGGAAGCAGTTGGAAGGTTTTCGATTGCCATGGGTCAGCACCCCTCCACGGGGACAATTCGGTTGATGTCGGGGTCATGCTCGTCGGCCACTGCGGCGGCCTGGCTCTCGAGCGCTTCCTGCGCCTGCTGCCTCTGGCGCAGCGCCTCGAGCACCTGGTTCGAACGGGCCAGCGCTGTACGGACTTGGGCCGCGGTGCGCTTCTTCTTCGGCGCCTGGGCGGCGGCTCTACGTGCCATGGCTCAGCACCCCTCCACGGCTACGATGCGATCAGCGTCCGGATCCCGAGACGCCTCGAGGGCGATGAAGAAGTCCGGCATCAACACGTAGCGGAGCTTGAGAGCCCACTTCTCGTCGATGGGCCCTTCAGGCCACTGGTAGACCGCCGACGGCGTGATCTGCAGCGCCCGTGCAAGGGCAGCGCCATTTCCGTCGTACGCCGATATTGCGTCTGCTTTGCTGATCGAGGGCATGTTCATGGCCTAAGTATAAGCACGCTTATTCGAACGATGCAAGCACACTTCTATTGACAGGACATAAGCTCGCTAACATGACAACAGCCCTCGCCACCCGTCTAAAGCACGCCCGGATCGAAAGCGGCTACACCGAGCCAGCGGAAGCGGCGCGGCGCGCTGGCATTACCGCGTCAGCCCTCTACCAACTGGAAGACGGGAAGACGAAGTCTCTCAGCGGCGAGACTGCGGTCAAACTGGCCCGTATCTACCGACCGTTCCGCGTTGAATGGCTGATTGCGGGTGACTTGCCAGAGCGCGGCGCTGAATCTCAGAACACGGTGATATCACGTGATGAGACTCCTCCCGGATATGTTCGCCTCCGAGTGATGGATGGCGAGGCATCAGGAGGCTTCGGTGCGATGAATCAGGATTTCCCGGAAGTGGTGCGCGAGCTAGACATCGCCGAGTGGCAGCTACGCCAACTGATAGGCTTCGTTCCTGAAGCTGATCGGGTCCGCCTCGTCACCGTGCGCGGCGATTCGATGTACCCCGATATCAAGAACGGTGATGTCGTGTTCGTCGATGCCTCTAAGAACTACTTCGACGGAGATGGACTTTACCTAATCAATTTGCACGGCCTGACTTACGTTAAGCGTCTGCAGATCCTGCGCGACGGCCTGCACGTGATCAGCACCAACCCCAAATACTTGAGCGAGGTCATTCCTGCCAGTGAAGCTGATCAGCTTCACGTTGGCGGCAAGATCCTGGGCCTGGCGCTGCTGCGCAGCGCGCATGAGGTGTGAATCAAGAGCCGCAGCTCAGAAGGTGCTGCGTCCTCGCTGCACGCGTGCTTCAGCTGCAGCTTTGCCCGAATTTGTGTAGACAGAGATCAGCCCTTGATCGATTTGGTCTGCCAATCCACTGAAGGTCACGTGTAGGTTCGGCTTTTCCCAGCGGGCACTCAATGCGTCGAACTTACCGCCGGTCCCACTGACCACTTCCCGTGTCTCGAACGAAGTCGGGTCGCCGAACTTCTCTTTAAGCTGCGCAAAAAGCGCGCCTTGATGGCGGAATCCATCGGTAGACACGTGAACCGCATTGATGCGGCCGCCGCTCACTGTCACCTGGACAGCTCGCGTGCCAGTTGGACGCTTAGCCCCCCGCACGTGCACCGGCAGGTATTCCAGTTCTTGAGGCTGAGTGATCGAGCCTGGCTGCATGCTCGGTGCCATCCAGCAAGGGCCATCTGTGGAATCGAGCCTGTAGGTCGGCCGATAACCGATGCGGCCGTCCACCGAGCACTCCTTGAAGAGGCCGTCTCCCAAGGTGATCCCCATGAAATCTTCTCGCGCACGCTCTCGCAGCGGAGCCATCTGGCCATCCCACGCCACGTTCTGACTCAGCGCCGTTCCGCCAACGCTGAGGAAGGACAGCGCGAGAGCGCACGACATCCGTTTCATATCCGACTTCCAGAGGACCGTATCGCCTAAGCGTAGAAGGCCGCTGAATAAGTGTGCTTGCATTTGAGATATAAGCGTGCTTTTATATTTGTAAGCACACATTTCTTCTGGAGCCACAAGATGCCCCTGACGCCCCGTATCAAACGCAGTTGCCAGATCGGCATCGCTGCCCTCGCCTGCTTTGCCGCCCTGGCTGTTGCGGGCATCGCAGCTTCACCCGGAGCGCCTGCTGCCGAGCCAGTCCACGTACCGGACGGGCTTGTGGTTGCCAGCCCGCGTGTGTGCGCGGCTCTGGCCGTGTACGAGCTGGCCGCCGCCGACGACTTCGGCCTGCGCGCCACCGTCGCGAGCACCGCGCTCAATGCGTTCCGTGATGCAGACCGGGTGCCGGACTGTTCACCAGGTGTCGCCCGGGCCGTGAGCGCGGGTTTTGAACCACGCCGCTGGCAGGCCTCGCTGGATGCGGTAGACGCGGTCACCAGCGGCTCTTTCATGATTTCCCCCGACGCCTGCGTCCGGGCCAACGCGGTGGTCCCCCTGTCCACTGCCGACGGCGACGAGCCGGCCAACTCCCCTGTGGTGGCCCGGTCGCAGTGCGTCATCTCCAACCTCGCATTCGTTGAGGTCACCCCGTGAGCGGCGGCAACGTTGTGCTCGATGGCCTGCTGGCGGTGGCCGATGGCCGACGCGTGAAGCTGAGCCCGGCAGAAGCAAAAGTACTGGCGCGCCTAATCCGCGCCGGCGGCGCCACGGTGCTGCTCGCAACGATGGCCGATGTGCTGCACGGGGCGGAAGCCGTGCGGCCCAAGTCCAACGTCGCGCAGGTCGTCGTCTGCCGCCTTCGGCAGAAACTGGCGGCGTTCCCGGGCCACCGTATCGAAAGCATCCGCGGCGTTGGCTACCGCCTGCACCTGCCTGTCGGACCGCAAGCATGAAGGCACCCGCCATCCGCCTGCCGGCTCCTGACCCCACGCCTGACCAGGTGGCCGCCCTGCAGCGCGCGAAGTCGCCGCGCACGCACCCATACCGCGTCTGGCACGGCCATGGGAAAGACATCCAGCGGCTCGCCGAGTCCCAGGAGCGGATCGCGCCCCGTGCGCACCGCCTGGTGCGGTGATGGCCGACCTGCGCTGCCTGGGCGGTGGTCTCGATGCGGTGATCGTTGGTACGGCTCGCATGACGGAGCAGCAGCGACTCGCCCGCTATGCAGCGGCCAGGGACCGGGTGCCTTGCCAGTGGCTCGGCTACCGAATCCAGTTCGGCACAACCCTGCAGCGCGCGATGCGCGCCGGCATCCGGGTCGACTTCAAGCGCTGGCAGCGCGCGCTGCCCCAGCTCTGGCCACGCATCAAACGCTGATCGGGCCTCACCGCCCAGCAACCCATCAATCGCGCCACGGAGAACGCGCAGTGCGGAAGCCCCTCGACATCCGGAACCAGCTGGACATTTTTAACGACGGTCCTCTTGGGCTGGCTCAGCTCGCCGCCAAGCACCGCGAAGCAGCAGAGCACGCACTTCGCTCGGTTGACCAGGGCCACTTCACCGCCCGCGAGCGCCACGACTTCCATGCCGGCGAAGCCGAGCCCCTCGAGCGCCTGGCAGCAACTGCAGCACCACAGACCTGATTACGCCGGCCCCTTCCACGCCCGCTACCCCTCAACCAGCGCCTCACGCGCATCCTGCGGAAACCTCCCGATGAAGCAGACCAGCCCCACTCCCGCCACGGCGGACACCCCCACGATCAGCGACGCAGCGGTTGAAGCGTTCCGAGCCGCGTTCGCCAGCCGCGACAGCAACCTGGGCTACGCGAACCACATCCGCGCTGGCCTGGCCGCAGCGCTGCCCCTGGTGAGCCGGTCTGAGCACGTGCAGCTCGCATCGCAGGCGCATGTGCGGCTGATCCAGCAGTTGGACGTGTCGCTCAACGGTGAGAGCAGCACCATTCCATTGCTCATCGACCTGGTGGCCCAGTGTGCCGAGGAGGCGCGGCGGCGCGGTGGACCGGTTCTTCGGACCATGCATCCGGCCGCACGTGACCAGCTCGCCACGGATCTCGCCGCCATCGCTGCCTCGGCCAACGCCACCAGCAACCAGGCCCTGCGCATCATGACGCTGGTATGTGGTGGGCCGGTTCCGGTGATGCACCCTTTCGGTCTGGTTGAAGTTGTGGAGGCCGCCCGTGGCTGACGGCTCCCGTTCTTTCAACTTCCCGGCACCGCAGCGCTCGCGACTGCGCCCCGGCGAGATCGTGGTAGACCTGTTCGCCGGCGGCGGCGGCGCCAGTGAGGGCCTGAAGCAGGCCTTGGGCATCGATCCCGCGCTCGCTTACAACCACGATGTGCTGGCCATAGGCATGCATGCGGCCAACCATCCGCTGACCGAGCACCACCGCGAGGACATCTGGCACGCGGATCCACGCGTGGACGTGGCTGGCCGGCCTGTGGGCTGGTTCCATGCGTCGCCGGACTGCACGCACTTCAGCCAAGCCAAGGGCGGCCAGCCGCGCAGCCGGAAGACGCGCGCCCTGTCGTGGGTGGTGCTGAAGTGGATCGGCATGTTGCTCCGCGCTGACCTTCTCAACGGCACCAACACCGCCCCGCGTATCTTCTCCATGGAGAACGTGTGGCAGATCCTGACGTGGGGCCCGCTGATCGCGAAGCGCTGCAAGGCCACCGGGCGCGTGCTCAAGATGGACGGCACCATTGCAGCGCGCGGCGAGCGGGTGCCGGTCGAACAGCAGCAGTTGGTGCCGGACAAGAGCCACACCGGCCGCACCTGGTGCCAGTTCGTCGCCGCGCTGCGGGCGTTGGGGTACGTGGTCGAATGGCGCAAGCTGGTGGCGAGTGACTTCGGCGCCGGCACCAGCCGGGAGCGACTTTTCCTCTTGGGCCGTCGCGACGGCGAGCCGATCGTGTGGCCTACGGCAAGCCATGGCACCGCGCCGGGCCAGAAGCCTCGCGTGACGGCGGCCGACTGCCTGGATTTCTCAATCCCGTGCCCGTCCATATGGGGCCGGAAACGGCCGCTGGCTGACGCCACCATGCGCCGCATCGCAAAGGGCATCATGCGCCACGTCATCAACTCGGCCGATCCCTTCATCGTGCCTGTGACCCACCAAGGCGGTGACCGCGTGCATGACGTGCGGGAGCCGATGCGGACCATCACTGCCGCCAACCGCAGCGAACTGATGCTGGCCGCGCCAGAGCTGGTGCCGTTCCTAACTGAGCATGCCAATGCGAGCACTCAGCGCACCATGCGCGCCGACGAGCCGCTACGCACCATGTGCGCTGAGGTGAAAGGCGGCCACTTCGCGGTGGTGTCGCCCATCTTGGCAGGTGTAGGTGGCCGGGCTGGTCAGTCTGAGCCGCGCTCTGGCGGTGAACCGCTCTACACGATGACCGCCAAGGCTGATACGGCGCTGGTGACCCCCTTGCTCGTGCAGAGCGGATACGGCGAACGCGAGGGCCGGACGCCGCGTGCGCTCGACCTGCAGCAGCCGTTGGGCACCGTCGTCGCCGGCGGCGTGAAGCACGCGGTGGCCGCCCCGCACCTGGTGAAGTTCCGGGGTGACAGCATCGGCACGCCTGTCACCGATCCAGTCCCTACGATCACCTCAGGCGCTGGTGCAGCGCGGCCGGCCGGCGCTGCGCATGCGCTCGGCTTGTCGTCGGCATCACTGGTGACGCTACGCAGGAACATGGTCGGCGCCGATGCCCGCACGCCGCTCACCACCGTCGCCGCTCAGGCTGAGCACCACGCTCTGGCGACCGCCTTCCTTGAGCAGGCCAACGGTGGCTTCTACCAAGGCGCCGGCAACGATGCGCGCGACCCGGTCAGCACCATCACCGCCAGCGGCAGCCAGCAGCGCCTGGTCACCGCCCACCTGATGACTAACACCAGCGCGCACCTTGGTGCTTCGGTGGGCGAACAGGTGCCTACCATTAACAGCGCCGGCAATCAGGCTCTGGTGGAGTGCACCCTCAGCGCCGAGCAGATCGAAGGCGCAGAGCGTGTCGCCGCCTTCCTGGTTAAGTACTACGGCACCGGCGAGAACGCGCCCAGCCTGCAGGATCCGATGGCGACCGTCACCACCAAGGACCGCCTAGCGCTGGTCACGGTCGTGATCAAGGGCACGCCCTACGTCATCGTCGATATTGGCCTGCGCATGCTCAAGCCACATGAGCTGTATCGCGCGCAGGGCTTCCCGGTGGGCTACATCATCGACCGCACTGCCGACGGCACGCCCCTCACTACCAGCGCGGCTGTGCGCATGGTCGGAAACAGCGTGAGCCCCCCGCCGTTGCGTGCCCTTGCAGAGGCAAATCTAGACCCCGTAACCAGGTCACTGGACGTCGCAGCATGACCGGAATCAGTGAAGCCGTGTCCCGGCAATATCTAAGACCTTCAGCTCCCCCTGCTCCGCTGCGACGTTCTCCGCATCGTCCGATGTCGGGTAGTTCGCCGATGTCTCGACGGTCATCACATGTCTGCCGTCGGGGTCAATCACGTGCGCGACGCCCTGCCAGCGGCTTTCGCGCGCCTTCGCCGAAATCACCAAGCTGTAACCCTGCGTCTCTATCCGCCTGGGCATTCGCAGCACCTCGTTGTGATACGCCGACATTCTGGCAGCTCTTTTTCTCTGGGTCACCGCTGCCTATCAGGGGGGCCCGGTGACCGGACGCCGTCAGCACGCCAACAACGGCATGGCATGCGGTGGCCGCCCCATCCGTGTTCCGCGCTCTGTCGACAGCGTGCGCGCGCACCTGCGGCGCCATCTTCGGGAGGAAGGACACCGGATGCAGGCGCTCGCTGGGCCGTGGAAATGCACCACCCAGAACGTCTACGACCTGTTCTACCGCTCAAGCCCCCTCGGGCCCCAGCACATCGATGCCGCGGCGGCGTTCCTTCACCTGGACGAGTTCGACGCCAATGAGCTGCGGCTGCTCGGTGCGCGCGAGGCCGGCTGGAACATCGACCCTCAGTTTCTCGAGAAGGTGCCTACGTGAGCCAGGAGACGACTGCGGCGCCGGCGCCCGGCGAGGCAAAGACCGTGGCCGCGTGTGTCAGGGAAATGCGCCGGGCTGCAGCGCGCGGCGAGCCCGTCGATGCGGCGCTGATCAGGATCTGGGCCGAAACCTTCATGGCGGAGCTCTACGGGAAGCAGAAGCCCGTGCGTTTCGAGGTGCGGCCCAAGGGAGTGATCAACGGCTGGGGGAATCCCGGCGAAGGCGATGTGGCCTTTGCGTCACGTCGACGCCTTGACGTTCGGGCCCTGTACCTACACCCGCCGCCGACCAAGCCAGTCAAGGAACACCGGTGGGACGACAAGAACGTCTGCCGGGACTGCCAAGAGCCGATGTTCCTCTCAGGCCCGGACTGTGTACCGCCCAGCGAGGTCATCAATTTCCGCGATCGCGACGCCATCAACCTCGAGTGGTTTCGGCAGCCGCTTGAGGAACTGATCCAGCTGGCGAAGACCGCACGCATAAACCGGTTTGCCGCCGCGAAGTTAACGAACGAAGCCAACTACCTGATCGAGCGCATCGACCAGCACCAGAAAGGAGGCGTGAAATGAGCGCTGCGATAGTCCAAAACACGCATCCAGGCGTTGCGCAGCTGTCTCAGAATGATCTGTACCTAGGCCTGCTATGCCACGGAGGAAGTCTAAGGGCGGCCATTACGGATTTCTGCCAGCCTCTCCAAAGTCCTATCCAGCAGGTCCATCTTCGACGACCGAACGATGGATGGATGATCGCCGTAGTACGTTTCCATTTTGTTGATGAGTGGCTCGATCAGATCCAGCAGTTCGAAGCCGAAATCAACCCGGACGCGTGCCATGCGTTTACGTTCGGCAGGCTCGCAGGCCAAGAGCTCCACAAGAGTACCCCCGGGGGTGCTGTTGAAGAACTGCCAACTTGTGAGCGCGGTGAGGATAGCGAAGGCATCCTCATCTTCAAAACCCCGCAGATTCGCGGAGAAGGACCTTATCAGGACCAAATCTGGAAGTGGCGCGGCACCGAGGAAATCCTCATAGACGTCATGGCCTGCGTGATCAAACCATGCGGGATCCCAGTCGATCAGCTTTACCACCAGGGCGCGGCGGGCGTACGCAAGCTCTCTAGCGAAGGCGTGGGCCAGGCGCTTGGCGCCGTCGCGCTCCAACAGCCGATCTACGTCCCATTGCCGCTGCTGAACAGTCATCGCCGTCCTTCGTTCTTCCAGTACAGCCCTGCTAGCGACCTCAATCTGATCTCGCGAACTCCGCAACGCCACCCACACCGCACCGACAGTTGCGATCGCGGACGCCCAGCCGGCAGCTTCACTAGACCAAAGCGAGGGCACGCCCAACAGGAGGACGGCAGTGCCACCACCAACCCCGAACGAAATCGTACCGAGCACATGTGGACGCGAGACTATCCATCGCCAGAACTTCATAGCAACCCCTCCTTGTTGAACGAGATTCTGCCATGTGCACGCGAGGTCCGGATGGGGTCTAACCAAACCCGGCAGTTGGGGACACGAGCATGTTGCTAATGACCACACAAAACTGGCTGGAGAAGTACTTCCAGCAAGAGAGCCGCCCCTCGGAAATCACGTTGCTGCGCTGGCTTCGCGCCGGCAAGATCCCGGGCAAGAAGGTTGGCGGCTCCTGGTACGTAGACGAACACGCATGGCTTGCCGATGGGGATTCCCTGGTGGAAGCCGTACTGAGGGCAGGCTGAGATGGCACCACGACCCCGCAGCAAGAGCCGGCAAGGCTGGCCACCCTACCTGTACCCGAACCGTGACGGGTACAAGTACCGGCACCCGGTGACGCGGAAAGAGACGTGGATGGGCACCGACAAGGCCAAGGCGTTTGCCGCGGCCAAGAAGCTCAACGCGTTGCTCATGCCCACCAACGACCTGGTCGATCGCGTCGTCGGCTCCAAGGAAACCGTCGCAGATGCGATCGCCGTGTTCCGGCAGGACGACGTGCCGGCGCGTGGCTGGGCGCCGAAGACCGCCGAGGTCTACGAGAGCGTCATCAGGCGCATCGAGGCTGGCCTGGGCAATAGGGCCGTTGAGGGCGTTTCGGTGAAGGATTGCGCAGAGTTCATCCGCGGAGTCACGCCCTCGGATCGCGCCCGGCAGCAGTTCCGCTTGGTCCTCGGCTGGATCATGGCGTGCGCTGTTCAGGAAGGGTGGATCGATGCCAACCCGGTCCACGCCACACGCCGTTTCACCCACGAACGGAAGCGCACGCGTCTGACGAAGGAAATCTATGACGCCATCTGGGCGAAGGCCGAACCGTGGTTACGGCTGGCAATGGACCTTTCGCTGGTCACCCTGCTCCGCCGAGAGGACATCGTTTCCCTCAAGTTTGCCGACGTGCGGGACGGCTTCCTGTGGGTCGTGCCCCAGAAAACCGAGGGGACCTCCATGGTGAAGCTTAAGATCAAAGTTGGCGACCAGCTCGCCACCCTCTTGTCGCAGGCACGCGACTCGGTGGTTTCCCCCTACGTGGTCCACCGTCTCCCTGATCGGGCGCGGCCGTCGGATAAACGCGCGACGGCGCGCGTGCACCACACCCAGGTCATGCCGGAGCAGCTGACCAGGGCATTTCAGGATGCCCGTGATGCTGCAGGCGTAAGTGGCGACAGCCCCCCGAGCTTCCATGAGATCCGGAGTCTGGGCGGTGCGTTGGTGCGCGATGCTGGCTGGACAACCGAGGAGGTGCAGGCACTCATGGGCCACGCTTCGAAATCCATGACCGAGCACTACCTGGACGGGCATGACGCGCCTTGGACCGAGGTGGCGGCGGGGCTGACATTGATTAGGTGA